AGGTGATAGTGTAAACTTAGCGGCACGTTTAGAAGCACAAACAAAAGAGTATGGTGTGTTTTTTATGTTTACAGAGCATACGTTAAAACAAATTGCAACACCAGAAAATTTAACTATGCTAGATAAGATTGCAGTTAAAGGACAAACAGCACCTGTAACAATTTATACTATACTAAATGATCACAAGTATGCAAGAGTAGTGAACAGAATGGTTGATGCATATCAAAACAGAGAATGGGCAACTTGTTCAAATCAAATAGAGATAATAAAAGATCATAACTGGAACGATACACTTGCAGAACTGTATGCAGAAAGAATAAAACAACCTATGCCTGCAGGTGAGTGGGATGGTGTAGAGCGTAAAACTTCTAAATAATTAGTCATCACCTTGCCATGTTCTTAACTTAGTAAATAAATTCGCATATTCTAATAAGTCAGTTCTTAAAGTTCTCAAATGTCGTATTTCAATTGGATGATCAAAGTCACCAGCATCATATAAAGGTATATAATAATTTAAAATTTTATCTACCTTCTCTCTATCTTTTACAATATCAGCAACTATACTATGATAAAATTCTGGAGTAGTAACTAGAGATTGAATCCAGGCATGATGCTCATTATGATGATTGTAGGTATACAAAACTTCTCTACATTCATATACTAATGCCCTAACTGGATTTATATTTTTTCTATATTTTTTTAATACAGCAGGATATCCCCAACGTTCATTTCTAGTATGTTGGTTATTTAAAAATGATGTATATTCATTTATTAAACTTTTATATAAGCCTTCTTCACTCTCTTTAATATCAACTTTATATTGCTCTACTAAATCTAATGCAAGTTGCTGATGTTTTTTAGATAGTATTGGTAATAAATCTAAAACTTGTGGTATTGTGAATGTGCCGTTAAAAAATGCATTTGGTATAGATTCAAACTTTTTAAATTTGTCTAACTCAGTTGCCAAACGAATAGCATCGAAATTTATAATATCTCTTGCCATGCATATATTTATTTAGAATGTATAGATAATAGTGTTAGTAGTTTATCAGTGCCTTTGTTACGACCTAATGTGCTTCTTGCACCATCATGTAATGGCTTAGGCCATTGCCCTATGTTGACCCATGCATAGCCGGCACTCTCGTCATTAAGAGTTGGAATAAATTCATTATCTACTATCGCTACAAAACTATAGTACATAAAATTTTTATTTTTACTTTGGAATGTATCTATTGGATTTAATTTAGATATGTCTGGAAAGAAACCAAGTTCTTCTGCAAGTTCTCTTTTAATACATTCGTATGGCGTTTCGGTGCCTTCCATAAGTCCACCCCAAAACCCCCATGTATTTTTTTGTTTTTTATCTGAGTTTCTTAATTGAAATAAACACCTACCGGTATCTCTTGCTAAGAATAAAACACCTGCGGCACTTATGCCTTTGTGTTTTTTTAAGTTAGTCATTGGATTTAATTTATCAATGATACTTAAATGTTTATTCTCCAAAATCCTGGGTTGTACACCCCTTCGTAACTGCTTGTCCATTGTTGGTCTGACCATTTGAATTGTTTGTTTGTGTAACTATTTAAGACATATTGTACAGTACCATCGGAAGTACTGGCATCAAAAACTATATTCCATTTGCTACCATCGTACTCTATAATGTCATTGGCACTTGCTGAGATACCCCAATTATCACCTTGAATTTCTGTAGTAAGTAAATATCTCTGTCCGTTAGTTGAAGCATCTAATGTGCCATCACCTGGATAATTTACACTAGCATCTACTATTCTTGTAATGTTGCTAAATGTATTGCTTGGCAATGTATCAGTATCTAGAGTAAAAATAAGTTTACCTGGATCAGTATCATTTCTTGCAATAACACCTGTAACTAAATTATCTGAAGAATCTACGTCATTAGATAGATTTAATTGTAGTGTACTACCAACTGTTAAAGGTATGTCATCTATTTGTTGAGCACCTGCTGTTCCTGATGTACCTTGAGGAGAAATAACTTCTAACAAGTCATTCCAATTTGCTTTTACTGTAACATCTTTATACAATGTTGCTTCTGTGCCTACAACTTCTACATTGTAGTTATTAGGTGATACAGTATGTAATTCAAAGTCGTCATCTATGCTTCTAAAGAAATCATATACATCAGCATCATACCCCATGTCATTTAAATTATCAATGTTGAATACGTTAGTAACGATTGTATTGATAATTTTTTGTCTTTTAACTTTTGCTGGAGGACTAATCCATATTGGTAAAGTAAATGTAAGTGTTGCAACATCAATTGTTTCGTCGACACCTGCAGGAATACTTCTATTACTCCATTGTAAATCTGTAAGTTCTACTTCAAATAAACTAGTCCAGTCTATTGGATTCGATGTATGTTGTAGTACAACAGACGGATTAAATAAAATAAGAATCTGTTCTAGCACTTGCATTTTTTGATCTGTGTTGCTAGTCCATATATCAACATTCATAGTTAAGTTATATGGTACTGGCATATATCTATCAGTACTATATAAATTTCCTTGCCCTGATTGGTATTGTCCTGCAGTAGAATCATAATTTCTTTCTGCTACTTGTAGTTTGTCAACTAACATTGGATCTTGTGTTCTATCTCTTGCTATTAGTAAACTTTGAATATTACATGCCATAAATGGTGTACTGTTTACCATATTCTCACTACCTTTCTTAAGTATGTGAGCAACCATTCTACTCATGTCTGCATATCTAACTGGTATTCTATTATAGTAAGTAGCACCGTTTCTTTTACCTTCGCTGACTTTCATGCCAGAAAATATTCTCATGAACTGAGCCAAGTATCTTCTTAATTGTGCATCATACCAGTAATCCATATTTAATCTGCCTTCGGTTTAACTGCTTTACTGAGATTTGTTTTTTCAACACCAGTAGTACCGTCTGTGTTTGTTCTAGTAGCATCATTATTGATAAATGATGTAAGTAGTTTATTAGCCGCCGACCAAGCCTTCTTATTGTCGTCTGTAATTTTCATCCAAGTACTTCCTGATTTTTTAAATAATCTGTGTGGACTAAAGTCCGTTCTTAAGAAATAATCATTGTTGTTTGCATCAACTGGAAACGAACTACCGCTACCCACAATGCTTACACCATTTGGAGGAGTACCATCTCCTGGGAAATATACTCCAGGCTTATTGTCTGGATCTTCTGGATCACTGTAAAGATGACCACCATCAAAGTACCCAGGTGCGTAAGGCATATCCTCATTTGCAATTTCAACTACTTTATCTGATATTGCTAATTCAGTACTATATGTACTTAATATATTTCTTAAATCGTCTGATTGATCACCTGTACCAAGTATATCTCTGTATTCTGGACTATCAGTAATGTTAGTTAGTTTAACTTTCCACAAGTGAGGCCACCATCTTGGGTCATAACCTTCTGCTGGTCTGCCGGAATCACTTACTACAAAGAATCTATTTACTGCATCACCACCACCTAATAATAAATCATCTCTTAGATGTGGTAATTCGATAACATCACCTGCCATCAAACGTCTGCCAAGTAAACTTGCACATGTATTCATGTGGAAAGTCATTGATAGTGAATCGTTGTTCACAAACAAACCAAATTGTGTTAAGTCAAAGTCAGGATCATTTACAGTATATGAACCTCTCAATTCATAAATGTTTTCATCATATTTTCTATCTCTGTTCTCTAAAAATAGAACATCTTGAATATATAATTCATCACTGCCGACACTAGCACTAGTGTCATCTTGGTAAGTGCCTATGTATTTGTGTACATATACACCAGTACCACCAGCATTTACATGCTCTGCAACAATACTGTCAATGAAGTCATAATCATTGGTTTTGTTTTTGTTCCATAAACTTAATCTTGGCATAATGTACTATTTATCACTTATTGAAAAGACTTGACAAGTTACTCGATAACTAGTATAATGATATCATAGGAAAGGTGGCTGAGAGGCTTAAAGCACTTCCCTGCTAAGGAAGAGTACGGGTAACTGTACCGAGGGTTCGAATCC